TAGCTGGCATTGGCCACGGTGTCATAGGCCGTGACGCCACGGGCTTCGCCGGCGCCGGTGCCGATGGCGAACTCGCTGCCCGCCAGCTCGGCGAATGCGATGCCGGCTTCCATGGAGAGGTCGGCCTCCAGGTCGATGATGGCGTCTTCCAGGGTCTCGTTGAAGACCCAGGGCTCGGCCTCGGCGGTGTGCGCCGTGAACGCCAGCTCGGCGAACTTCGGGTTGGTGCTTTCCCCACCCGTGGCACCGGGGCCGACGCGGCGGGCAGCCAGGCCCGTGGTCTTGGCCACCTTCTTGAAGGTGTCGGTGCCGATGGTGACGTTACGCGCCAGGCGGCCGATGGCCGAGGTGACGCCCACCACGCGGATGATCTCCTGGTCCATCTCCGGCAGGACGATGTAGCCGCCGTCCGGGCCGGAACCGCTGTTGTAGGCCTTGCGCTGCAGCTCGGCCAGGCCGGTGTCTGCGCCCTTGCGCAGGAACGCCCCGAAGGCCTGCTTGTACTCCTGCTGCTCGGGCGTCAGCGCCTTCTTGTCACCGTCGTTCGCCGGGCGCGCGGCCTTCTTGGCGATCTCGACGAGCTCGTCGTTCATCTTCTTGAACTCGCCGTTGAGCTTGTCGACGGTGGCCTGCAGCTCGCTGACGGCCTTGCCCTCGGCTTTCGCCTTGAGCAGTTCGTCGTTCTTGCGCATGAACTCGCCCCAGGTTTCGTTCTGCTTGTCGACCAGCTGCTTGATCTCGGGCAGGGTCACCTCGCCGGTGACCATGGGGATCATGCCGATGCCGGCCAGGGCCTCCGGCGGGATGACGGGGTGGCCCATGACGGCGGCGAAAGCCATCAGGGCGACGAGGACCGCAAGGGCCATGGTCAGGTTTTGACGCGTGAGTTTCACGGGGTGTCCTTTCAGGAATGGTTGATCAGAAGTTCGGTGTTGCGCTGCATGGCCGCCGCCAGTTCGACCAGCTCCTGGCTGCCAGCGTCCTGCATGGCCTTCAGGTGCTTGAAGCCGTGGTTGAGCACAACCCGGGCTTCCTTCCGAGACAGCCCAGCGTCCTGCATGAGCTGCTCGAAATCTCGTTCGGTGAGGTCCTCGAGGGACTTCACGCTGGTGACACGCGCCTTGCCGTTGGCCGGGAAGGTGACCAGGCTGATCTCGACCAGCTCGATCTCGTGCAACTTGCGGCGCGGCTCTTCGGGCTTGGTGCCGACAGTGAACTTCTTCGGGATGTAGCCGATGGACAGACCGGTGATGGCCGGCCGCGGCTTCATCTTGAGCAACGTGTAGGCCTCGGTGCCGCGCTGCGTGGCGGCGAGAATGCCCTCGCTGGCCAGGCCCTTGCTGTCTTCCTTGAGCGTGTCCCACACGCCCACGGGCATCAGGTCGGCCGCGGAGATGCCCCAGCCACCGTGCTGCAGCAGCATGGAAGGGTACTGGCCGGTTTTCTCGGCCTGCTTGAGCGTCTCCTCGAAGGCGCCCTGCTCGATCACGTCGCCGTAGGCGTCCATGTTGCCGAAGACGGCGCCATAGCCCTTGAACCGCATCTCTTCGCCCTCGGCCTTCTGCTCGGTGGCGATTTCGGTGAAGTCGACGCGCTTGCGCTCGATGGTGGTCATGTTTGAACTCCGTCTTCAGGTTTGGAGCCCGCCGGCGCGCCGCTCGGGTCGTTCGTCATGTTGGTGGGTGTGAGCGGCTCGTCCAGGCCTTCCAGCGGGTTCAGGTCCAGCTTGGCGCGCGCTTCGTTGCGCACCATGATCCCGCCCAGCGTCAGGCGCGTCAGGTGTTCCGCCGTAGCCCGCAGATCGCCCATGAGCAAACCGGCCGGATCCAGGTGGGTGTAGTAGCCCTTGCGCCTGTCGTCACGCGTGAGCAGCTGCACGTCGGCCGACTGCTGGATGCGCCGGTACAGAGGCGTGAGGGTGTGCACCTTGTGCGCCAGGAACATCGCTTCGGCGCTGGCGAAGGTGGTGGTCTTGTCGCTGTAGCCGATCATGATCGGCATGACGCGCATGCCGCGGCAGATCTCCTCGACCTGGTAGCGGCGGCTTTCGAGCAGCTGGGCGTCGACACTGGACCAGCCGCTGGCGATGAGCTTGGCACTGCGGTCCAGGATCAAGGGGTTGCCGGTGTTCTCCGCGGCGGCCTGGGCCTTGATCCACGCGGTGAGCTGCTTTTGCTGCGCCTCTGTGAGGGTCCCCTCAATCGAGTACGTTTGCGAAGGCTTGACCCCGTTCACGTGCATGCGGGCCTGCGAGTCCTCCAGCACTGCGGCCAGGCCGATCGCTTCGCGCGTCAGCTGGATCAGGTCCATGCTGCGAAAACCATCCCAGCTGGGCCCACGCACGTGCCAGATACGGTCTTGCGTAAACGTCTTCTGGGCGCCGTCCTTGCCGCGCACCTTGTAGGTGATCACCCAGTCTTCGTCTTGCTCCACCTCCACCCGCGAGGGATCCAGCAGGATCAGCTCGTGGTAGTCCTGGCCCATCACGCGAACCGTGTTCTTGTACGCGAAAGCGCCGTGGCGGCCGAAGAGCATGTGAAACACCAGGGTTTCACGAAACTCATAGGACGACTGCCAGCTGTTCGGCTGGGTCTTCAGCACGTCGTGATAGGCGTGCTCGTCAGCCTCCAGGCGCTGCGGGTAGACCGACACCGTCGACTGCTGCTTCCGCATGACACGCCAGGGCACCTGAGCGACACCATCAGCCAGCACGCGAGCGCAGGCCAACACGGTGGCCACGCCGAGGGCCTTCTCGCGCGTGACGCTGACGCCGGCCTTCGTGCTGAGCGAGCGGCGCAGCAGATCGACGAAGACGCCATAGCCGTCGCTCATCGCGTCCGACTTGCGCCAGAACGTCAACCTGTCAAGTAGTGCCATGGTGTTCCCAGAATGATTTACGGTTGCCGTCGGCCATCGCGCGGCTCAGCGCCATCACGGTGGCGACCGTGCCGTCAATCCGGCCGTTCGCCTTGGACTTCTTTTTGTCCGGGCGGAAGTTGTCGTTCGTGTCGAAAAGCAGCGACGTGTTGTCGATGCAGTAGCGCATCACCGGGTGGTCCTGGTGCTTGAGCTGCTGGCCGAAGACCAACTCCTCCAGTCGCTTGCTGCCCGGGTACATGCCGCCCGTGTTCTGCGGCACGTCGATCAGCGGCGCGCCGGCGTCCTGTAGCGCGTTGGCGGTCTGCAGCGCGTTCCACTTGTCGAAGCCGATCTCGACGACGTCATAGTCCTGCAGGGCTTGAAGCACCTGGGCCTTGACGGGGCGAAGATCGACGACGTTGCCTTCGGTGCCGGTCAGCCAGCCTTCGCGCTGCCACCGCTTGTATGGCGCCGCGTCATCAGCCTCCTGGGTGTCGATCTTGTCCTGCGGGCACCAGAACCAGGTGAGCAGGTACCAGTCGCCGCCCGGCTCGTCCGGCGGGAACACCAGTGAGAACGCAGTGAGGTCGCGCGTGGCCGACAGGTCAAGGCCGCCGAAGCACTTGCGACCGCGCAGCATCTCGGGAGTGAATGCCGCGTTGCCCTTGTCCCACAAAGACACCGGAATCCAGCCGTCTGGACTGCCGCACCAGATGTTCAGGTCCTTGGTCAAGAAGTTGACCATGGCGCTGGGCAGGGCCGCAGCTTGGCGCGCCATCGCGTGCATGTACTCCACACGCTTGGCGGTGCCCAGGCCAGGGTTAGCCTTGATCCAGTTCAGCGGGTCAAGCGGGTCGTCGCCCTCATCGAGCGTGTAGATGTAGCCGAAGAAGCTGTCGTCCTTGCGCTTGCCCTCCAGAATGGAGATCAGGTAACCGCGGATCTGGCTGCATATCCCGTCAAGGATGTAGCCGGCCGTGGTGATCGCGGACAGGAGCGGGTGAAACCGCGCGCCCATGGCGGACACCATCACGTCCCACACCTCCGCCGACCGCTGGGCGTGCAGCTCGTCGAACAGGATGGCCGACGGGTTCAAGCCGTCCAGGTTGTCCGCATTGGCCGGCAGCGGCGCGAACACGCTGCCGTCGTCCAGCTCCACCTTTTCCTGGTTGAGACCCTGATAGACCTTGAACGACCTGGCCACGCCTGCGGACTGGCGCGCCCAACGCTTGATGTTGTCGAAGGCAGGCTTGAACACCTTCATGGCCTGCGACCGCGTGGTGGCAATCGCGTAAACCTCGGCGCCTGCCTCCCCATCCATGGAGAACAGGTAGGCGCCCTGGGGACTCTTCCAGGTGCTCTTGCCGTTCTTGCGCGCCACCTCCTCGTAGCCGGTCTGGAAGCGGCGGCCGCCATCCTTCGCGCGCCGCCATCCGTACAAAACGGCCGTCCAGAACTTCTGCCAGGGGTCCAGCAGTAACGGCTTCCGCGCCAGCGGGCCTTGCGTGTGGACGCAGAAGCGTTCCGTGAACTCGATGATGTGCTGGGCGCGGCCAGGCTCGAACACCAGCCCACGCGCCGCGCCCTTGACCAGGTCCTCGTAGTGCCGCTGCACCGCCAGGTACACATACCGGCCAGTGACCAGCTCGCCGCGCAGCACAGGCAGGCCGTAGTCGCGGTCCCACTCGCACTGGGCGGTGGGGATCAGTTTGGCAAGCCGCTTCCGCGAGAGGCAGTGGCGTGGGCGACGAGTGCGCCGAACAGATCGTCCTGGCCGGCCGGCGCTCCCGTGTCTTTCCGGACGCGCACCAGCGAGGGGATCGTCAAGCACGCCTTGGGGAGCCATTGGCCGAGTTCCTGTTTGAGCCGCTGCTCCTCCTGCGCCCATGGCTGCAGTGAGTGCCAGCCGTTCGTTGATGTTTGGTACCGGCCCTGCGTTTCACACTTGGTGCACGCAGCCAGCCACTGTGCATACGTCCGCACAATCACCGCGATCGGCATACCGGCGGTGAGGTGCTCGATGCCGGCCTGGCGCAGCACCAGGCAGATGTAGTCGTAGACGCGGACCTCGCTTTCGCTCAGCCCGATCTCCGGCGGCGGCTTCGGCGATTCCACGTCCTTTACGGGCGCGCTACCAGCGGGTGGCTTCGCCTCAAAAGTGGGGTTGTCGTCGTTCATACGCCTCGATTCCAGCCCGGGAGTCATCGGGCGACTCCAGAGCAATAAACGCCTTCTAGGCCCTTCCTTCCCGAACCCCTGGGGGGGTGCTTTTCCGCCGCCATAAAACCCCGAGGAACCGGTCGGTCCTGGGTGAAGGGCGGGGAGGATTCGACCCCCCCCTACCCCCTCGATGGGGGTGTACCGTCGCGTGCAATGCGGGCCTCCCGAGCAGTCTTGGCGACGTGGCAGGGGTTGCAGATGGCCTGCAGGTTCTCGTCGGCTTCGATCTGTTCGTTGGTCCAGCCGAGGCGGCGTGCCTCCGCTTTGTTGACGATGTGGTCAACCTCGGTTGCTATGGTCACCTGATCGCGCTTCAGGCAGCACTGGCACAGGCCGTGATCTCGGTAGAGCACGCGCTCGCGCCTGCGCTCCCATGCGGCGTCGTAGCCGCGACTTTGCCGGCTGCCGCGACGCTTGTCGGCGAAGCGGTTGACGTAGGGATGTTCGCTGCAACGCGTGCCGCCGCCCTGGACGCCACGGGCGCAGCCAGGGTAAGTGCAAGGCTTGGGAGCGGCGCGCGGCATCGGTTGTCCCTTGGTGGCGACCGCGGCAGGAATCGAACCTGCGACCTCTCAGCGACCAGGGCAAGCCACAGGACCGAGCGCGCTACCACTGCGCCACGCGACCAAAAGAAAAGCCCGGCGCAAGGGCCGGGCTCCGGGCTGCAGTTCGCGGGTGGGGACACGTTGGCCGCAGCTTGCCTGAAATGTAGCAGGTCGGTCTATGACGTAAAACTCCTGAGCTTCAACTTGGAGCGCACCGGCTTGCCACGGGAGACAGGCGCGAGGAGCGGCGGCAGCTCTACCCCTTGCAGCTTGGCCGGCCGGGCCGCATCCTGTCGCGCCCGGAACTCGGCCGACCTTGCCTCCTGCTGCCTCTTGCGCTCAGTGAACCACACCGCGAGCAGGCCGTCGGCTTGAGCCAGTTGCGCCTTGATGGTGGACTCGGCCCGCCGCATGGTGCGCGCCGTCTGCTTGATGCCCTGGCCCTTGATGTAGTACAGGCGCAGCGTCTGGTGCAGGTGGCCGTAACCCAGCTTGAGGGCCTCGACCGCGTCGTTCGTGACGCTGGCCTCGACCTCGTCCACCGGGATGTGGGCTTCGTTCGAGCGGTCGCAGTCCACCGCCTCGGTGAGGAACGCAGCCTGGCTGGCGAACCCCAGCCCGCCGCTGTGCATGCGGTCGTACCAGCGCGCCCAGTTCTCCAGCCGGCGCTGCACCCAGTCAATGCGAGCCATGCATCACCTGCCCGGGCTGGTAGCTGGCGTGGGTCCGAAACGCGCCGTCGGGCGCGTCCTCTTTCGGCCAGATGGCGACAAAGCTGCAGCCGAACGACACCATGACGCGAGCGACGTCGGCCATGATGCCGGTGTCTTCGCTGAAGGGCGTGCCCACCACATGGCCACGCTCGCAAGCCCAGAAGCAGTTCACCTCACCGCGCAGTCCGCGCCGTACCAGCGCAAAGGCCCGCTTGCCGATCTCGCCGGCCTTAGCCTGGATGGACTTGTACGTCTCCGGCATCTGCGCCTTGATCACTGCCAGCTGGCGTTCAACTTCTGCCGCCCCTGTGTCCATGGTGTCCAACCTTTCCTATAGAAATAACGTGAGGGTGAACGGGCTCGCGCGCGAGTGCTCGCACGCAC